CATGTATGGACCGAATTTGCCGACAAATTGGGATAACACATCAAAAGTTTTTGATTGCGGATAAATAATTGGCAATAATTTCTCAATATCTAATTTCTTTTCATCAGTCAAGTGCTCCAAGGAATTCGTCAGATATTCCTTATATGTTGTTTTCATGTAGACGGTATGGCTGACAGTTTCACCGGTGATGAGATCATTATGTTCTTCACCACCGGATGGGGCAAACCACGATCTACTTGTTCTAAATGCTGCCAACCTTCCTATGTAGATAGCATTTGAAGTCCGTCTTAAGGATTCAGAAGCCCCTTGTGTGAATAGTTTTGAGTATATCAGGTTGAGTGTCTCTTCCAATGTTTCAGGACCTCTAATCATCATGAAGGGATTGCGTTGGAAATATTCTGAAACCTCATCAGAATTCGCATTGACTCTCTCACGCATTCTTACCAATTGCCTAACTAGACCCTGTTTTATGCCAAAGTGATCTTTCTTCATGAGTGGTGTATCCTCGTCAAACATCTTAAACTGCTCGCCGGATGATTCTTTTGTACCAATATCAGAATATAATAAAGCAAATGGTTTTGTGAAACCAACCTTCTTGTATAGCTTGTAATTGTAATACTCAGGTCCAATTATATCTTGAAGATCCACATCATATTGTGGATAGACACCATAATCGTAAGGAATGTTGTTCAATGATGTCTTGAATATTGAAGTTAGATCATTTTCCATTCCAGGCATAGTAGCAAATATATCATAAAAATGTGTTGAATTCATGCTATGGGCATATGAACACAATAAAGATGATGACCCATTCTCTCTCATCTGTCTGATCCTCCCATATGATTCATTAACAAACTTTGTGCATGATGTTGTACCAATTGTGTCTGTCGAGGCTAGCGCAAATTTTATAGTGGGAGACATTGTCTCCAGATTTGCCATGAATGCTGAATTTAGTTCATAAAGCAAGCTACCACTGGCAGATTTGACTGACAATTCCATGGAATGCAACCGTTCTGCTGCATGTTCACATTGACCCAGCAAAAGATATTGGTAATAAGCATCAGGCTTCGACATATCTAATCCAATTATTGTTCCTTTGTCGTCAGAACCAGCTCTAGTTCTCCATTCAATTGACTTCGATTTATTTAGCAATTTCAGGCACGTGCTGAAAAGTGCATCACGCAAGCTCAGACAAGAAAGTGCCAATACAGTTGAATTGTAATGTGGAATTCCTTGACACATGTTAGAATGGTTCACAAAATTCGTGGCACCTGTTTGTAAGAATTTATCTTTCACTGACTGAAGATAATCTTCCTCGTGCTTGATTTTTGGATGTTTCATCCATTGACCAACCATTTGTTTAG